TAGGCGAAAGCTAAACACTTGCAATCGCCGTAACAAGGAAGTAATATGGATACTAATGATCAAAGTGCTAGTAGCACACCCTCCCAAAACATTAGTGATGATTCGGGCAACAAAGAGCAATCTGTGTCTTATGACACTCATAGAAAACTCTTAGGTCAACGTAAAGGCGACCAGGCAACGATTCAAGAGCTTTCATCAGCGCTTGATGTCTTTAAACAAGCCGAATCTAAAGCTGCAGAAGAAAAGCTCCAAGATGAAGGTAAATTTAAAGAAGTTATCGCCCTTAGAGATGCCGAGCTCAAGCAAACGCAAGAGAAATATGGCAGCTTAAAAGGTGAGATCGATCGCGCCAGAAAGCTTAATGCATTCGACCAAACACTAGGGGCAAAGATCAAACACGAGGACTTTTACAACTTCGTTGATACTGATTTGATTACCTTGGACGAAAACGGGGTTCCAATGAAAGAATCGGTTGAGCTGGCGGTAAATAGCTTCAAAGAAAGGTACGGCGACACTCTCTTAGTAAAAACAGAAGTGGCAAAACTACCAGGGGACGCTCCAAGAAACACGACGTTTCAAACGGGCAACAGAAACAAGAAAAATGACTGGGGAGATGCGACACGTAAATTCCTAGCGACACAAAAGGACTAACAAATGGCTGACACTATAATGGGCGTAACAGAAATAGCTGCTGTATCACAAGTAGAAATTTCTGGTCTAATTCAAGAATACCTTTATGAAAAAACAAGACTTCTTCCAACTATCACTGACTATAGTTCACGTGTAGCTCCTGGAATGAAATCAGTATCTATCGGACGCTCTGGCGGTTTCACTGTTGGATCTAAGACAGAAAATACAGCCGTGGATGCACAGGCAGTCACATATGCTGGCGACACGATTGCTCTTGAAAATCATAGGGTTGTGCAATTTCTTTTGGAAGATATTGCCGACCTGCAATCTAAGGCTGCAGTGGTTGAAGATTCTTTAAAGAAAGCTGCTGCTGACCTAGCTGTTGACGTTGATACTTATATCATCGCTGAACTTGCTAAAGCATCTACTTCAAGTCCGGACCATGCGATTGTATTTATAGACACCTCGACAGATGTAATAGCTGCCGCAGATATTCTCGCCTCCAGGTCTCTACTTCAAGCTCAAAACGTAAATGTTGATGAGTGTTTCATTGCTATCGGCCCAGAGAAAGAAGCTCAACTTCTTGCGATCGCGAATTTTATTCAGGCTGACCAGTGGGGAAATTCTGAACCGATTCAGAATGGAGTCATAGGTAAAATTTTTGGAATGAAAGTTCTGGTCCATAGCGGCTGTACTGACAGAATGTTTATTTTCCATCCAGATTCTGTAGGATTTGCATTCCAGCAAAACATCCGAGTTGAGAGTCAACGTGATCTCGCCAACTTGGGGACAAGATATTCACTTAGCCTACTTTTTGGAGCTGAGGTTTTGGACGGAGGAAAGCGCGTAGTTTTCACCGATTCCACCCAAGCATAATATTACTGAGGGGGCTTCGGCTCCCTCTTCTCTTTGAGGCTTATGGCTAAAGTTAATGAAATACCTTTATTTATAACTGCCAAGACCAAGGAAGAGCTTGTATCTGCCATGTGGAAGAACAACTCTAACTTGATGCATCAATTACAATACTTCGATATTCAATTTGTTAATAATGAATGGGTAGCTTGGTATTTCTACGATGCCGCTAAATTAAAACAACAAGGTAAACGATGACCGATGGTAGAAACCTAATAGACGACGAACGGCAAAGCTTTGTTCAAGATAGAAAAAAGCGTTCTGCTAGACTAGTAGTCCCTACAGGGTTCGCTGAGTTCAATTCTCTTGGTGTTTCTAAGACAACCGTAACAACTACGGCAACTAAAATAACAACCCCTGACGCTGCAGTAGACTTCTTCATTATCTGCAAAGATGGGGACTTTTATATCGGTGACGAGGATGTAACTACTTCTACTGGCTTTCCTTTAGATAGATATGACTCATTACCACTAACTGGTTATCAAAAATCAGACAATAACGAAATTTATGGCATAACCACTACCGGAACGGTGACGGTTTACACAGTAGGAAGTACTAAGCTATGACCTCAACTAGAACATATGATTTTTTAACGGACTCTGATTATAGTTATACGGCTGTTGATATAGCCTTATCTAGCGGACAGACTAAACTAGCATTGCAAGATTTGCCAGAGCAGGTGTATGCCCAGCCGTACACTAGCGACACTGGCTTTACCTACGATGACACTAAGCTGGTATTTTCTGGTACTCAGTTAGAGCACTTACAGCAAGCCGAACCAAATATTTCAGCCTATGCCAGTTACGATGTTAATGAGGATTTTACATGGGGCGATTCGTCTTTAACTGGAACGCTTAATACGACTGCGACCGTATCCGGTGGTAATTTAGTAGTAGGTTCCAATGGCGACGCTAATTGCAACTATGTCATAACTGGCGCGATCAATGCAATGAAGGGTGCTATTAGAATGGCGTGGATACCAGACCTTACTGGGAATACACCCCACTCTAAACCGTTTTTTGTGATTTCCGATTCTCTTGGCTCAGACAATAACAAATTAGTTTTCAGGCTAGACAGTTCAAGCGCGATCAGAATGGACTCGTGGACTAACGTCGGCGTGATTACTTCCAATACACCATTCGGCACATTGCAAGGCGTGGCCGGAGTCGAAAGAATTATAGAATTCAATTGGGACTTTACGCCTGGCTCAGAAAAGCACGAGGTCTATGTTGACGGTGTGCAACAGGGAGCAACCCAAACAACTATTAAGACCAGGGACAACAACCTTACATCTATAACTTACCTTCAAGTAGGCGGCAGAATCGCATATCTTACATCTTGGGCGCAGTGTAGTTATAACTATATTATAACAGCCACCGAGCCGCTACACACCTCAGCTCACACAACCCCTATTGAGCCTTCTGCTTATAGGTATGCAGAAACATGTGCCACTTCCGCCCCTATACCTTTTGCGGGTGCACTTGACGGTGTGCTTGTTTCAATTGAAGATTTCACGGCAACTCATACCAACCCGGTTAGATTTAACATCGGTCCAGAAGGTGGTCCCCCATTTTGGTACAATACAGTATCAGAAAATTGGGAAATTTCCGATGGCGCGTTTATTCAAGCCAATACTGATGAAGAAATGAAATTGTATCTTCCTGGCTTCCCCTTTACTGGTAGCGGGGCAGATATTGTATTTTGCACAGTATTCCCGCAATCGGTCAATGCTAAATCATCTATTGATAATTTGAATGTAGAGTATACGTCACAGGCCTACCCAGAAACAAATCCAGTTATCTCTATAGCAATGGCTTCTAGAATATGGGCAACAGCTCTTGCTACGTTCATTGAAACTACAACCATTGTCGGCAGCGACGCGGTTAAATACATAATGGTGCTCAGTGGTACGAAAACATGGTGGACTGGTTCAGTATGGGCAGCGTCTAACGGCAGCTACTCGGAATCAAACACGGCGGCAGATATCACAACCAATATTGCAACCCTCGTAACAGATAGAAAACAAATAGGCGTAGATATATTCCTTCATTCAGATGACGGGACAACCTCTCCTATCATCTCTAATTTAATAGAAACATATACAGAGGCATTGCCAAATACTTCGCTCGGCAGACTTGTGGATATTTCTGGCTATATTTATGATAATGACGGGCCTGTAAGCTCGGAAGCGATCACGGTTAAGCCATATCGAATGGGGTTTAACGTAACTTCTTCTACTGGGTCGGGTGCATTTTTTATTTATGAGAAAAGGGACTTCGCAACTACTGTCAGTGACGGTTTTTTCTCTGGTCAGTGTTACTTACAAAGCGATGGTAACCAATGGGAGTTCAAAATAGGCAAACAGTCTTATCGAACAACATTGTTAGACCAAGATTTTAATGATTTTAATAATGACTTAACTCTTCAATTGGTAGAGGACTAGATGGGCGTTAGTTTAATACCAGCGGTTAACGCGGTTCAATTAACTGACACCGATGGCGATATTGCAAACATTGGGGCAGGTGGCGGGCTAGACGTTGCAGTCCAAGATCAACATTCTCAGTCATTTGATATTTATTTTTCTCAGACAATTGACTCGCCAACAACATTGGCAGTCGAAGGGGCCATAGACGCCTACTCAATCACTGCGACTACTGGCCATGGGATACTAGTCGGGGAGCAGCTGGTCATGTATGACTCAGTATCGGCCAGATTATATATTGGGGTTGCATTGGCGGTAGCTACCGACGTTATAACGCTAGACACACCTCTCAACTTTACATACCCCATTGCTACGACGGTAATTGCAAGGTCAACTAAAGACTTAAATGTAAACGGTAGTGGTACTCGCCAAACATTCTCGATATCTCCACCTATTAACAGAAAAGTAGATATTACTAGAATAATATTTCAAATGACAACTGATGGTGCCGCAGCCTTTGAGGACTTCGGAGACATAAACGGTGGCCTAGGTCGTGGGTTCCTGATGCGTTCGGTCAATGGCGTAACAACAAACTACTTCAACGTCAAAACAAATGGCGATTTTTCTAACCTAATGTACGACGTTACCACGTTTAACCCCTCTAACCCCTCGGGCGTTTACGGGATTAGCGGCAGGATGACATGGGGCGGACAGAGCAAACACGGGGTCGTTATCAGGCTCGAAGAGGGTGACAGCCTGGAAGTAATAGTTCAAGACGACCTAACAGACCTTTTAACTTTTAGAATGATCGCTTGCGGTCATATCGTAGAGGATAACTAAATGAACCGAGTATACTTTAGCGATAACGGAACTTTAACAGAACACACTTCTAGTCTTATAAATAAAGGCAATAATGTAGACCTTGTTATGGTCGCTGCTGAGGACGCTATTTATATCAGCTCTCCATTGCCTCTTAGAAGTCTTAATTTCAACGTATCAACCGGCAACGATACGGCTACAAGCTTAGGTGTTGCGTTTTGGAACGGATCCGAATTTAAAAGCGTGGTCAATGTTCTAGATGAAACGATTTACTTTACAGAAAGTGGGCGTTTGACCTGGACCACTGGCAAAAATGATAGCTGGCAGATGGAAGATACTGAGGATATCACAGAGCTTTCAACTCTATATGTATATGACCAATATTGGATCAAAATAACAGTGGCGGACGACTGCACGTTCTCTTTAGATTACATCAATAACATTTTTAGTGACGATGTATCTCTGTTTATGGAATACCCGGGGCTAAACTCTTCGTCAGCATTGACGGCGTTTGCAACTGGCAAAACTGATTGGGCAGACCAGCACAAGATCGCTTCTGATTTAATAATTAATGACCTTATCAACAGAGGACGCATAGAAAAGGCTGCTCAACTATTAGAGCCTAGTGAATTAAAGCTTCTCAGTCATCCCAAAGTAGCCGAGTTGGTTTATAGAGGGCTAGACGATGCTGACTTAGCACTATCATCTAATGAAGAGTACTCAAAAAGACTTAAGTCAATCCCGCTAATCGTTGATGCCAATAAAGATGGCAAGGTTGATTTAGAAGAGTCACAAAATACTAAAGTAGAAATCTGGATGACTAGATGATTATAGAAATTAGAGACCTATTGCGGGGCTTGAAGCCTAGTGATAGAATAGAGATACCAAACCCTTACGAGATCATTGCTAACCCCGAGGCATTTCTTGATAACGGTTTCGCTGTGGTTATTAAGCCAAGATCAAACACAGAGGGATTGAATAGTCCTGCAAGAGCGATCGAAGCAACAATGACTGTAGTATTAACAAATGGCGTTCGTGACGCCGATCTAAAAGTAAGCTCGCGGCTTGCTGCCGAAGACTCTTTATATACCGATGCCACGTCATTGACCAATGACATCTTAAAATTACCAGGCATCACTGGAAAAGATTTTGTAGGCGACAATGGGATAGAGTACTTGGACCCCGAAAAGCACCGAATCCTCAAATTAGAATTAGAATTTAACTTTACTTACAAGGAAGTATTAACATGAGTAATAGAACCGTCTTCGGTATTCATAGTTTTTCACCTTACGACATCACTACTGGCCAGGTCTATGGGCAGACTCCGATTATCGCGTCTGGAGAATTTTCTCTAACTGGCGAAGTAATCGAGCTAACTGCAGGATCTAGCAAGTACCCATGGAATGTCGCTGACGGAAAAATTACAGCCGAACTTTCACTTTCGATAAAAGAATACCCTGATTTTCTATATGAGATTTTCATGGGCAAGGCTCCTACAGTAACTGCCGTTAGTGGTGGAGATGCTGGGACCATCCTTAACAAGTCTGGAACTTCAATGGTTGACGCTGCTACAGGTATTGCTTCTGTATCTATCGCAACTGCTGCTGACCTTAAGACTGGTATTTATACCGTAGTTGGTAAGACTGCTGACACAGCGGACGTCTTCGCTTCAAGTAATATTGATGGCCTAACATTCACTGATGACGACACTCTTCTAGTCGGAACTATTGATATTAGTGCCACTGACGCCGACCTTATGGGCGTAACCTTTACAAAGGGTTCTGGAACTATCGCATTCGTTGTTGGCGAAAGTGCAATGTTCTCAGTTATTTCTAACGACGCTACAAGCGTTTCCGAAGTAGTTGTTGGTGGAACTTCTGATGTATATCCTTATTTTGGTTGTTACCTTTATGCTCAAAAACAAGGTTCTGCAGAGATTTTTGAACTTGATATATACAAGCTTAAGAATATCGGGATGCCAATTGTTTTCACTGAGAGTGACTGGTCTGAAATGTCTATAACTGCTAAGGCAAGTTATGACGCTGACAGACTCGGGGTTTTCAGCGCGAGAATGATCAAGTAGACTAGGGGGGATGAAAGCCCCCTTTAACTTGTGAGAGTATATGGAATTGAAAGACCTCGTTTCTAAGAACACTGAGATTGAGCATGACGGCGTTAAGTACTCATTTAGAGTTGCTACTGCCGATGATAGCGCATGGCTTCAAGCTACTTTTGGAGAAGATGCCGCTAAACTTTTTGATCTAAACAACGCCAACATTGAAGCTTATTCAAGACTTGGTTACCGTCTTCTTGATGGTGATAAGTCTGACTATAGACCAATAACGGAAACTTTGGAGCATGAAGATGGCACAAATTCAGAAGAAACTGTTGGAGGCTATCGGCTTTTCGCTAGGCGTTTTACTGGCACTCTTGGCATTATCGCTTTGGTTACTGGAGTCTCTTCGGCTTTCGTTGCGGGGATGCCTGACTTACCAGCCGATGAACCAGCAGGAGACAAAGAGCCGGGAAAGCCACTGACTGGTCAGAAGCGTTCGACGCGCTCAGTTCGGAATACGGGTGGACGACCAAAGAAATCCTAAGTCTCACAATGAAAGAGATTGATTGGCGACTACGCGCCATAAATACTCGATGGAATGAGGATCGTAAGTTTCAAATTTTAGTACACGGTGGAGAAGTAAAAGAAAAAACCGCCGGGCTGAAACTAGATAAGAATCAAGCCGACCTCATTAATAAGTTCCATCAAGCAAGGATGCAAAATGGCAAACGACAAAATAGTAGTTGATTTAGTTGTAGATACTAAAGGTGCTGACCAGCAGTTAAAGCGAACAGAAGCGAAGACTAAGAACTTATCTAAGTCCTTTAGTAGCCTCAAGCTTGCCGGTGTTGCTGCATTAGCTGGTATAGGTGTCGGCTTTGCTGGCGTTATTAGACAAGCCGCTAAATTCGAGACAATCAATACTAAGTTTGAAGTACTAACTGGAAGTGTTGGAGAAGCTCAAAAAGCCCTTAAACAGCTCCAAGCATTCTCTGCAAAAACTCCATTTCAATTTGAAGACGTTGCCAAGGCTGGTCAAACACTACTAGCTTTTGGTTTTGCTACTGATGAGTTAACGGACAGATTGCAACAGCTAGGCGATGTTTCTGCCGCTACTGGCAAACCGATTGGCGAGATTGCTATCATCTTCGGCCAAGTGTCTGCTGCTGGTAAATTAACCGGAGAAAGATTTAACCAATTAGTTGAGGCTGGCGTTAATGTCGGTCCTGCAATTGCTAAGACAATGGGCGTTGCCGAGACAGAAGTTAGGAAACTGATAACCGCCGGCAAGGTAACATTCGAAGTATTTGACAAGGCTTTTAAGTCATTATCTGGCGAGGGTGGAATCGCTTTCGGTGCTATCGAGAAGCAATCAAGAACATTCTCGGGTGCAATCTCAACATTGAAAGATAATTTTACACTACTCCAGGTTTCGCTTGGGCAAAAGCTCTTGCCTATTCTTAGAACGGTGGCACTCGCAACGACTAAATTTATATCAGGGCTAAACGAAGGCGGCGGCATAGTTGACGGCTTTGTCTCTACTCTCCGGGGCGTTGTTACGGTTGGCGCGCTGATAAGGCGAGTGTTCTTAACACTAGGTGAGCATATAGGTAATGTCGTCGGGACAATGGCGGGGGCCATATCTCAATTAATGGAAGGAAACTTCAAACAAGCTGCGATCACCTATAAAGATGGGTGGGTTAATACGTTTAATATCATCAAAGATAATGCAGTTGGTTTCGGCGAAGATATGCAGTTAATAAATACTGCATTCGAAGAGCAACAGGCGACCAATGACGAAAAAAAGATAACCAAGGCAACGACTACGGAAAAGGCAATAACGAAGCTTACCAAGGCAGAACTGGACGCACGGCAAGCAACTACTCAAAGTTCGTTGTCCCGCATAGCTACTCTCCAGAATAAGAATAATAAAGTTTTAGTTATTGCAGGCAAGGCTGCTGCTCTTGCCAATATCGCAATTTCAACACAAGTCGGATATATGAAAGCGATTGAGCAGTTAGGCCCAATACTTGGACCCGTTTTAGGTGCTGGCGTTTTAGTTGCCGGCGCTGCGAGTGCTGCAGAAGTAGTTGGAGTTAAATTAGCAAGAGGTGGCTTTGCCGATGTGCCAGGTGGAGGGAGTGTGTCATCAGGCTTATCAAGTACCGATTCTGTTCCTGCTATACTATCCAGAGGAGAGTTTGTAGCTCCTAATCGCGGGGAGAACTCAGCCGATGCTGTTATTAATGCAAGAGCGAGGGAATTAGCAGGCGAGGGCACTGGACAAAGCCAGGAGATGACAATAAGATTTATACCTGAAGAGTTTGGAAGATTTGTGCAAGCTACTATTCAAGAAGGGCAAGCCCTAGGAACACTAGTATGAGCCAACAAATAAAGATATTCAGTGCTAACTACATAGACCTTTTAAACGATAATGTCACGATAACTATCACCGACACAGTGGCAACAAGTAACGGTCAAGATATTGTCAGCTTTATGAGGAATAGATCCCTTAACAGCGCATGGGTGACTACGGATAGTACTGATGCCTCGTTATCTCAAATTGACATATCCCTAGGTGATACTTTGCCGGTATCTGACATCCTAATGCTGGGGCATAACCTAAAAAACTTTGAAGTATATACATTTAACGGCTCAACCTACGACCTTCAATACTCAACAACTACCGAGACTGAAGAGGTTAGCTATATTCAATTTACAGAAGTGGACACAGACGCAATAAGAATTATTATCAAAGGAACTCAAGTAGCTGATGACGATAAGTTTATAAAGCGTTTAATGATTACAAAACTATTTGGGCAGTTCAACGGCTTCCCTGTTATTAAGTCCCCAACTAATTCAACTAACAAGAAAACTACCAAGATGTTATCTGGTAAAATCTCTGTTACTGAGGGCGTTGGATCATTTCAATGTAAATTAAGTATAGATAATTTCTTCGACGTAGCAGACCTTCAATTAGTAGAGAATATCTACCTAGCGAGAGTTGGCGTTGAAGTATGGTTATGTGGCGGAGATGAAGATCAATTTACCGCCGCGCTTAAAGGCTACAGACTAGTAGACGTATTTAGAATGAGGCCATCAGACGAGTATAAGCCTGAGTGGATCAAAGGCATTTACGTTCTAGGCACAAAACAAACAATCAATTTAGTTGAGACGGTTAGATAATGGGATCAATCAGAGTATATCTTAAACCATTTAAAGCGGACGGAACTTATGAGGACGATTTCACAGAAGTAACTACCGATGTTTCCGAAGATACAATCTCAAGCATTAATCAGCAATTAGATGGTAGCGATTTTGATGCTGGCGTATTTACTAACTCATCATTTGCTATGAAGCTGAATAATCAATCTGGCGCGTATAATGACGTTGGATCATTAACAACTATCTTTAAGTTTAGACGAGCTGGCACTATCGTTAGAGTAACCTGGTTATTCGGAGAAGTAGAACCGGTTTGCGGGATGGCGGTTTGTGGCGAAGCTATATTAGGACCGCAAGAAGTATTTTATGACGGGTTCATGGAAGATAAGGCAACGACTTTAAATGTAGAAACTAACCTTTTAACATTCAATGTCCTAGGGGAAGAGTCTATATTAGAAACAGTTGAGAAACCTAGTGGTGCTCCTGTAAATACCGACACTGTCAAGCAGGCAATATTTGACATACTAGACCAAACAGAAATAACTAATTTATTCACTGTTGATATTGGTAATATAAACCCAAGCTTAAACTTTGCGATTGACGATGTTGATCCGTTTGAAGGCGACACAGTTAAAGAAGTTCTTGACGAGTTACTAGCGGCTTCTGGCTCAGTGTTAACCATCGATGATAATGTAATTATAGTATCTAGCAGAGATGAATCGGCAGAGACTAAGTATACATTCTATGGGCAAGCCAGTCCCCGGGGCATTGAATCGATCGCCAATATAACCGGGTATAAGAACGGTCAGAATAGAATGTTTAACCTTTGGAAGTGGTCAGATACAAGTTTAGTATCTCGCAACACTACATCTATAGAAGATTATGGAGTTAGAAAGAAAGAGATAGATCACGACTTTGTAACCAACAACACTACGAGACAAGCAATTTTAGACAACTTAAAAGATGAGTTTGGAATACCTAAAGTAGAGTTTGAGTTAAAAGGCTTATGGGACATTGATACCATTGCACTAAACCAACTCGACAAAGTCAGCGTGGACTATCCCACGAATTCAAT